ACTTCTCTGGTCTTGATCTCATGGTTGACCCCTACACCGGCAGCACCTCCGGCACCGTCCGTGTGGTTGCTCTGCAGGATGTGGATATCGCTGCTCGCCATGGCGCGAGCTTCTCACGCGGTAACAACACACTCTGATCATGAAGATCCAGATCCGTAAACAGGTAACGCTGTCGGGTCAAGTAGTCCGTGTTGGGGAGGTCGTTGAGGCTTCCCCTTCGGATGCACAAATCCTTATTGGACAGGCTGCTGCCGTTGTCTACGAGGAGCCCGCACCGGAACCTGAGGCTGCACCAGTTGGGTGCCCTATGCCTAAGGTCGAGGCAAAACCTAAAGCAACTTCCCGCAGGAGGACCAAATCATGACTGTCCAGAATTTGGGCACTAAAACCACCCTCTTGTCTCTTTCGGCAAGTGATGTGGTTACCGCAAGTGCCAACCGCACTGGTGTTGACCTCGTTGATTACGAAGGGGACATCATGGCTGTGCTTGACGCCGAAGCTGGTGGATCTGGCATTACCTATGCCGTGAAGATTCAAGACTCTGCAGACAACAGCACCTTCGCTGATGTTTCTGGTCTGGCCTTCACCACCACCACTGCAAACACCGCACTAACCGAGACTCTTCGCATCAACAGCGATGAGGTCAAGCGTTACATCCGTGCCGTGATTACCGTTGCCGGTGGTACTGGTGCTGGCGCTGTAAGCGTCGTCGCTCTTGGTTCCAAGAAGTACGGCTGATCATGCCAATCAACGACACTGACGGTTTTCTCAACACTGACGAGTTCGGTCTTGACTGTTCTGTCGGTGGGACGACTTTCGTCGGTGTCCTTGATTCGCCTGTTGATGTAATCGCAGGCGGCGTTGCTCTAAGTCGGGAGTATGAGCTTATTGCTGAAACTTCTAAGGTGAGCAGCGTCGCTCGCGGCACTACTGTTGTGGTGAACTCTGAGAATTACACCTGCAGAGAGAACAGGGCCATCGATGATGGTGTTTTCTCTGTCTTGTTACTGAGCAAGGACTAATGGCTGACACACGCCGAGAGCTAATCCTTGCTCGCATGAAGAGTAATCTTGACTCTATTACTGGCGCGACTGTGTATCGCAGCCGAGTAGAGCCATTGGCTCGTGGTGAGGTGCCTGCAGTCATCATTGAGCCGATGGATGACACGCCAAATGACACTAACTTTTTTGACAAACTTGATCACACGATGCGTGTTCGGGTGACGACCATTGTTCGTGCCGCGTTGCCTGACGATTCGTCTGACACCTATACACAACAAGTTCATTCGTTATTGATGGCAGATCAGACCGTCAACGGTGTTGCGCTTGACCTAACTCCTGATCGCACTGAGTTCAGCCTGTATGAGGCTGATGTGCCGTTAGGCGTAATCAGTCAAGATTTTTTAGTCCGCTACCGTACAAGTAGAACTGATTTAACTTCTGCTTGAGTATGGCTAATATGAATGCGCAGGTCCCCAATCCTGGTGCAGGCGGCAGCTATCTGTTTGATCCTGAAACAGGGGAAACTAAACTGATTTCAGCACCCACCGCCCCCAAAGAAAATGGCACTGACTCGCAAAAAGTTCCTTCTGGCGAAGATCGAGGCGACGGAGGGGACGGATCCAAGTCCCGTGGGCGGAAGCAACGCAATTCAGATCAGCAGTCTTGAGCTGACTCCTATGGAGTCTGACAATGTTCAGGCTGCAGCCTTCCAAGGATTCTTAGGCAACAGCACTCGTGGCACTGTGACTGCCAACAAGCGAGTAAGCGTAACCTTTGATGTTGAGCTTGCCGGTAGTGGTGCTGCAGGTACGGCACCTGCCTATGGCCCCCTTCTGAAAGCTTGTGGGTGCTCAGAAACTATTGTTGCTAACACGAGTGCAACTTATGCGCCTGTGAGCAGCAGCCTTAGTTCAGTCACTCTGTACTGCTTCTATGACGGGACACGTCATGTAATCACTGGTGCTCGTGGCACCATGACAATCAATATGTCGGCTGGTCAACTCGCAACCATGAGCTTCCAGTTCACTGGCATTTATAACAACCCTGACAGCACTGCACTTAGTGGCAACTTCACTGTTGCCAATCAAGCTGCAGCCTTGGAGGTCAATGACGCTAACGTCACGACCGCCACGTTCTTTGGTGAGACGAACCAGCGAATTGAGTCTCTCGACTTTGCTTTGAACAACAACCTGATCTACAAAGAGACGGCTTCCTCCAAGCAAGCACTTATTATTGACCGTGCTCCTGGCGGTACGGCTGTGATTGAGGCTCCTGCACAAAGCACCACTGATTACTTTGAGGATGCACGCGGTAGTAGTACCGCAAGCAGCAGCATTGTTCTTGGTGGCAGTGCTGGCAACATCATGACTCTCACGATGGGGCAGACAGATGTTACTGGTATTAGCTACGGCGATACCAACGGTGTAATCAGCCTGACGATGCCTTACTTGGCACTTCCTACTACAGCAGGTAATAATTCCTTCAGTCTGAAATTCACCTGATTCATGGGTTTTAAGTACACCAAGGTCACTTCTTACAAGTGGCCTGTAACGGTTGAACTGCCTGACAACGGTCAATACAACAAAGAAACTTTCACGGCCATCTTCAAGCGAGTTGGCCGTAAAGCCTTTGAGGATCTCGATGACGCTCGTACTGCCGAGTTTATCGACGAGGTCCTTCTTGGTTGGGAGGATGTTGTTGATGATGAGGGTACGCCCATTCCCTTTTGTGAAGAAATGAAGGCAGAGTTGATGGATGACACCTATTTCGTTCGTGGTGTCATGGAGGCCTACCTGCAAAGCCTGCAAGGGGCTAAGGCAAAAAACTAGAAGCCGCAGCCCAGTATTGGGCACAAGGCGGCGTTGTAGATGAACGTGAGGCAGATCTCAAGGCATTTGGCATGCCTGAGGAACAACTTGCTGCGTTAAATCTTGAGGATGCAACTCAAGACTTTGAGGTATGGGAAGAAAACCGTCAGATCGTAGAGATGTTCATGCGAATGCAGACGCAATGGCGCACAAGCATGAGTGGTGCTGTTGGAATGGACTATGCGCCACTGGAATGGCTTTGTAGACTATATCCAGTGGATAACCAGCAAGAGCTTTTCGAAGGCTTGCAGGTTATGGAGTACACCGCTCTGAACTGTTTCGCCAAGAAGAACTGATGGCCGAAAATCCCACAGTCCTCAAGATCAGAGCAGAAGTTGAGAACCTGCAGGGCCTGAACAGGCTGAAGACTGCTGTACGTCGTGTTTCGCAGGAAGTCAAAGCGTCAAACGTTGACTTCAAAAGGCAGATTGCAAATATTAAAGAACTGCAGGTTCAAACAAAAAATTCAGTCAACAATTTGCGTGCGCAGAAAGATGCCTTCTTGGCACTGCGCGATTCTGTTGACCTGACGAGCAAAGAATTCAAGCAAGCAACAGCAGAGGTTGCAAAGCTTGATGCAGCTCTTGCAAAAGCAGAAGGCCGTAAGGCAGGACGTGGTGGGCGTGCAGCTGCTTTAGCCAAAGGTGCAGGTGCAATTGCTGCTGGTGGTGTTTTTGGTGGTTTTGAAGGTGCAGCAGGCGCTGCAGTTGGTTTGGCTGTAGGTGGCCCAGCTGGTGCTGCATTGGGTGCTGCTCTTGGCGCTCAGGCTGGTCAAGTAAGGCAAGCAGCAGGTGCAACGGCTGAATACGCGGCAAATATCAGAAAGCTCAGGATTGCCTTGAAGGGCGTCACCACAAGTCAAGAGCAATATTCGCAGGGTCTTGCATTTATTCAGCAGACAACTAAAGATTTTGCGATCCCACAAGAGGTTGTAACTCGTCAATTCACAAAGCTGCAGGCATCTGTCCAAGGCGCTGGGGGCAATCTGAACGATACGAAGACTGCATTTAACGGCATTGTTGCTGCTGTTAGAGCGACGGGCGGATCACTTGCTGATGTTGATGCAGCTCTTACTGCAACTGCGCAGGTCTTTAGTAAAGGCAAGGTATCTGCTGAAGAGTTAAGGCAACAGATTGGTGAGCGCTTGCCTGGTGCTTTTACGTTATTTGCTGAGTCAATGGGACTGACTCCGCAAGAGCTTGATAAGGCTTTGGAGAAGGGTGAAGTCAGCCTGCAAGATTTCCAAGGTTTTGCTGAGGCGATATTTAAGCGTTACGGGGAGAACGCAAAAGCCATTGCTGCTGCTCCTGAATCTGCGGGAGATCGATTAAAAGTAAGCCTAGAAATTCTGTCTGAAAATATTGGCACTTTGTTGCAACCGATTGGGGCAGCATTCCAAGAAACATTTGCAGAGATTGTCACAAGTATCAATAGCGCCATACAGCGATTGGCGGTGTTTCTTGAAATGGGTGAAGAAGGTACTAGAAATAAAATTGCAAGGCTGAGCGCTGATATTACTAGGCTCCAGCAAAGGACTTTGCCAGGCAGAGTTATTAGTCTTGCCGACAGGCGAATGGTTGAACATCAGTTAGGTCAAAAAATTTCGCAACTACAAAACGCACAATCCCTGCTTAGAAAAATTACTGGGTTTGGCGGAGGTCTGGATATTCAACAGCCAGAGGAAAGCGGTGGTTTGCCTGGCATTATTGATGACCCTGCAAGTGGCCAGGGCAAGCCAAAAGCTGACAGAATGAAGACGACGAGCAAGGACCTGCTTGATCTTGCTATACAACGCAATGCAGCCTTGCGAGACAATAACGCTATAAGGGTTGTTGAGCTTGACCTGCAAATTGCACTTCAAAAAAATTCAGAAAAATTCAATGCAGGCGAGATCGATTTCAATACAGCCAAAGTGTTGGATTTAGAAGCACAGAATAGGTTTATTAAGGCGGGCTTGAGGTTGAGAGAAAAGGAAAGGAAGGCTCTGCGTGACTTAAGTAAAGGGCAAAAAGAAACAAATAAAGAACTGACTGTTACAGAAAAGCTTTTTGAGTCAATCAAGAGCACTGTTGCTACCGGCTTGACTAATGCAATTGAAGGCTTGATTGATGGGACAAAGAGCCTTAGCGAATCGCTGTCAGGTCTTTTGAAGCAGATCGGCAGCATGATTTTGAAGACTGGCATGCAAAGTCTTATTGATGGATTATTTGCTAACGGTGCAGCTTTTCAGAACGGTCGCGTAACGCCTTTTGCCTATGGCGGTGTTGTAGGGAAACCAACTTTGTTCCCCATGGCTAACGGTATGGGCCTTATGGGTGAAGCAGGGCCTGAGGCGATCATGCCTCTACGTCGCGGGGCTGGAGGTCGTCTTGGTGTTGAGGCTTCTGGTGGCGTTGGTAATGTGGTGGTTAATGTTGATGCGTCAGGGTCATCCGTTGAAACTGACACGCAAGGGGCAAATCAACTTGGCAAAGCCATTGGCATTGCTGTTCAAGCTGAATTGCTCAAGCAAAAACGTCCTGGAGGGTTACTTGCATAATGGCCACTTTTGATGACGCAACAGTAGGCACAAGCACTGGCGGCACGACTCCAGACTTCGGAGCAGTTCGCCGTTCTGCACCTAAGGTTCGCAGGGTGCAATTCGGTGACGGTTACGAGAAAAGATTGACCTACGGTTTAAATCAAGACCCAAAAGTATGGGACTTAAAGTGGACAGCAAAAACCAGTACTGACGCAAATAAGATTGAGGCCTTTTTTGACGCAAGGGCTGCTGATAACGCAGCATTTGACTGGAGCCCTATTAACGATACGAGCACTTACAAATGGGTAGTGGATCAGTATTCTCGTAATCACAGGTACGCAGATGTCAATGAAATAACCGCAACGTTCCGCCAAGTATTTGAACCGTAATGGCAGTTGCAGCATGGTCCGCTAGCACCGCATTTTCTGTCGGTGACATCCGTCGTCCTACCGTCGACGACGGCAACGGTCTTTTCTTTAAATGCACGACTGCCGGAACGTCAGCGGCTACAGAGCCTGGAATCAATGCAGACAGTCCTGATCCGATTTGGCCAAACAATCCTGGCGAAACGGTTACGGATGGAACGTGCGTATGGACTGCAATTTCTGCAACGTATGGCGATTTAATCGCCTCAAATCCAAGTGCAATCATCGAGCTGTTTCAGCTGCGGTTGGTCGCAGATCTGCACGGCAGTGATGACGTTTACTATTTCCACGCAGGCACCAGCAAGCTCGGCCTGAAAAACATCATCTTTGATTCCCAAGCGTACAAGCGGTTTCCGATTGCAGCTGAGGGCTTTGAGTACACAACTTCTGGAACGTTGCCACGGCCAACGCTTACCGTAAGCAATCTTGACAGCAACATCACCGCAATACTGCTGCTGGTGAACGCCACCACGTTAGGTAACGATCTTGGTGGAGCGGAGGTGAGGCGAATCCGCACACTTGTCAAATATCTTGACGAAGACAATTTCTTCATACCTAAGTCTGCGATCACGCAAGGCGGTGATTTCTTAACAACACAGGACGGAGATGGTTTGACATTTTTCGACGTTGATACACCGACTGGACTTGCTGATCCAAACGCACGCTTCCCTGATGAACGTTGGTTTGTAGACCGTAAGGCTAGTGAGAATCGTGATGCTGTGACGTTTGAGCTGGTCAGCAAATTTGATCTTGCAGGGCAAAAGATTCCACGGCGTCAGATCATCGCCAATATCTGCCAGTGGGAGTATCGCGGTGAAGGAGGTGAGTGTCCTTACAATCCTTTAACTGGTCCAGGCAAAGTTATCAACGGTGTTACTTACACGCGTTTTAATGCACTAGATCAGCCTGTCTTGACTGATGCTGAGGATGTGTGTGGCAAACGCCTTTCCAGCTGTAAATGCCGCTTTGGTGAATATGGAGAGCTTCCGTTCGGCTCATTCCCTGGAGCGGGTCTGACCAACTGATGCAGTTACCTGATGAGCTGCGAGCTGAGATCCTGCAGCACGCAAAAGCAGAGGATCCCCGCGAATGCTGCGGTTTGGTTGCTGTTGTCAAAGGGCGTCAGCGTTATTTCCCCTGTCGGAACATTGCTCAGACGCCTGATGAGCACTTTGTCCTTGATGGTTGGCACGAGGTAGAGGATAAGGGCGAGGTGGTTGCGGTAGTCCACAGCCATCCCAAGACAAACCCCGCTCCATCAACTGCTG